TTTGGAATGAATGGTTTCGAGATCAGAATTTGCAGACTGCGGCTGTGGTAGACACGGGCGATGGCCCGGACGCTGCGCCAGCAACGAACTATGTGTTGCGCCGTCGCGGCAAGCGTCATGATTATTTTACGTCTGCTCTCCCTTGGCCTCAGAAAGGCCAGTCTGTTACTTTGCCTTTGGGCAGTTCTGCCCCCATTCGGTATGATACTTTTCAAGCTCCGTTTACCAGTGATAACCATTATGTAATTGCTACTGGCAATGCTCCTTCTGCTGCCGTAATTACTGGTGGTCCAACATATGGCACGGCTGTTGGCAACACTGCTTTGCCAAGCGGTTCAGGTTCTAATCTATATGCAGATTTGAGTCAGGCTACAGCGGCTACTATTAATCAGTTGCGTCAGTCTTTTCAGATTCAGAAACTTCTAGAAAGGGATGCCCGTGGCGGTACACGTTACACTGAAATTATTCGTGCTCACTTTGGTGTTATTAGCCCGGATGCTCGTTTGCAGCGCCCTGAGTACCTTGGCGGTGGTTCTGCTCCCATTACTGTTAATCCCATTGCCCAGACGTCTGGTACGTCGGCCTCTGGCACTACTACTCCTTTGGGTAATCTCGCAGCTATGGGCACTGGACTCGCCCATGGTCATGGATTTACACAATCGTTTACAGAGCATGGTGTAATTATTGGTTTGGTGTCGGTTCGTGCAGACCTGACTTATCAGCAGGGTCTGCGTAAGATGTGGAGTCGTTCAACTAGATACGACTTTTACTTCCCGGCGTTCGCACACCTGGGCGAACAGGCGGTTCTCAATAAGGAAATTTATGTTACCGGTGCGGCTACAGATAATGACGTATTTGGTTATCAAGAGCGCTGGGCGGAGTATCGGTACAACCCTTCCCAGATCACGGGTCTCTTTAAGTCGACGTCGGCAGGTACGATCGACCAATGGCATTTAGCCCAGCGGTTTACGTCTTTGCCTACTTTGAATTCGACGTTTATTCAGGATACGCCACCGGTGTCTCGAGTTGTTGCTGTTGGTGCTGCTGCTAACGGTCAGCAGTTTTTGCTGGATACTTTCTTTGATATTAAGGCTGTAAGGCCAATGCCGTTGTATAGTGTTCCTGGTTTGATTGATCATTTCTAAGGTGTATATATGAATTGGTTCAGTGCTATTGCGTCACTACTTGGTATTGTCATAGTAGCACTGCTTATTTTTCAGTTTATGTCGAGGTTGTGATGCCATTTGATGTTGGTTTAGCCATGCTAGGGCAAGGCGCGTTAGGTTTTTTAGGTGGTGAACGCGCTAATTCTGCTAATCGCGCTGCTGCGCAAGCTCAGATGAGTTTTCAGGAAAGGATGTCTAATACTTCGTATCAGAGAGCAGTTGCTGATTTGAAAGCTGCTGGTTTGAATCCTATGTTGGCTTATGGCCAACCAGCGTCAGCCCCGCAAGGGGCGTCTTATCAGGCTCAAAATACTTTGGAGCAGGGCGCTAATGCGTCTGCTAGGTCTATTGAAATGCAGCTTATGAAGGAGAAATTGAATACTGAGAGAGAGACTCAGGGCAATATAGCTGCTAATATGGTTAAGATGGAAGCTGAGACTGAGTCGATAGCTCATGATACGAGTGTAAATAAGTATTTTGCAGGGCCGAAAAGTATTGAAATGGCTCGGCAGTCTTTAAGGAATGCTGAAGAGCAAGGGTTTTTGATGGGAGCCCAAACAGCGCAAGCTAGGCAACAGACTAAGGTTGCAATTGCAACGGTTGATAAGGTATTACAGGAAATAAAGTCTGGCGAAGCAAGTGAGGATAAGCTCAAAGCGGAGACAAAACATATTAAAGTGTTAATTCAGAATTCGACATTGGATCAAAAGCAGAAGCAGGCTTTTTCTGAAGCTTGGGACAAGCTTGGTAGTTCTGGAGCTCTTGCAAAAGAGGCAGTTCCGTTTATACGGATGTTATTTATGATGATTGGAAAATGATGAAAACTCCATTTTTACGTAGTTTGTACAATTATGATCGTGATGTTGCTTCTGATGAGTCAGGTCTTGCCTGTGATGATCCTACTTTGGCTCAGCAGCAGTTTAGGGATGAGGCTGACATTAATACAATTTTGGAGCGTTTTGGTCGTACAGGTGAAGTTGTCGTTCCTGTTCGTGCTCCTCAGTTTGGTGATTACAGTGAAGTCACTGACTATCATGCAGCCATGAATATGATTATTGAGGCGCAGAATGCGTTTGACGCGCTTCCAGCGCGTTTGCGTAAGCAATTTGATAACGACCCTGGTCGTTTTGTTGATTTTGTAATGGATGATTCTAATCGCGATAAAGCGATAGAAATGGGCTTAATAGCCCGTGAAGCCATTGTGACAATGGCTGATGTAGCTGCTGAAAGCAGCGTTAAAGCTGCCGAAGGCAGCGCCTAGCACAGTGGTTTACTTGATGTAACTGTGCTAGGTGACACCAACCCCTTAAAGGAGAATATTTATGATGAAGCCACTAAGTCGTAAGCCGGTTAATAAGTACCGTTCAGCGAAGCGTTTTAAAGGTAACGTACGGACTACGAAAGCCGCTAATATGAATGTTAATCCTATGCGTGGCGGATGGCGTTTGTGAGATGCCTTGTTTTAAGCTTCTTAAGGCTTTTCAATGTGCGGATCTCTCGATAGTTTTTGCAGAGCTAAAGCGTAATGACAT